ACTTTGTTCATTACAAGTTTCTGCCTGGGGTAGGATTTTACGGCTTCGGCTTGACGCATATGATCGGTGGCTTGTCGAGAGGCGCTACCTCAATACTCAGGCAACTGATTGACGCAGGCACACTGGCCAACCTCCCCGGTGGATTTAAAGCGAGAGGCATTAGAATCAGAGATGATGATGTGCCTATTCAGCCGGGTGAGTTTAGAGATATGGATGCACCAGGGGGCTCTTTGCGAGATGCCCTGATGCCATTACCTTTCAAAGAGCCTAGCGGTACGTTGCTTAATCTTCTTGGTATGTTGGTTGATGCAGGCAGAAGGTTTGCATCGATTGGTGACATGCAAGTAGGTGATGGTAATGCAGAAGCACCTGTAGGAACGACAGTTGCATTGCTTGAACGCGGCAGTCGCGTGATGAGCGCTATCCATAAGCGATTGCATTATTCACAACGCATAGAATTTAATTTGTTGGCAGGATTATTTAAGACCTATCTGCCACCGCAATATCCTTATCTGACTGCTAATGGCAATCAGAGTGTTAAGCAGTCTGACTTTGATGATCGTATCGATGTCATTCCGGTCAGTGATCCCAACATCTTCTCAATGAGTCAGCGTGTTATGTTGGCTCAAGAAATGATGAGGATGGTACAGGCAGCACCTGAGATACACGGGCCAATGGGTATATACAATGCGTATAAGCGTATGTATGAGTCAATGGGCGTACAGCAAATAGATCAAATATTGCCGCCACCCCCACCCCCACCACAACCACAACCTATAGCTCCTGCACTGGAAAACGCAGGGTTTGCAGCAATGCAGCCTGCAACCCCCTTTCCTGATCAAGATCATCAGGCGCATATTGAAACCCACATGGGCTTTTATAATTCCGCTATCTGTCAAGCGAACCCTCAACTACAAGGGTTGGTTCAGTCTCATGTGTATGCACACATAGACATGATAGCAAGACAGCAAGCACAACAAGATCCAGAGATCATGCAAATGCAACAACAGATGCAACAGATGCAAATGCAACAACAACAAATGCAGATGCCAGGGATGATGCCTCCACAAGGTATGCCCCCCGGTATGCCACCACAAGGTATGATGCCTCAAGGTATGCCTCCTCAACCTAATCCCATGATGCAACAAATGAACGCCATGCTTGAGACTAAGGTTGCTCAGATTACTGCTCAACTGGTTGCTCAGATTGCTCCTTCGTTTGAGGCCAAGCAAGCTGAAGATCCTTTGATTGATCTTAGAAAACAAGAACTGGATATTAAGTCTGCTGACGTTGAGCGTAAGGCAGAAGAAGCTGATAAGCGTTTTGGTTTAGATCAAGAGCGTCTAGATACACAAAGAGAGTTAGCTGAAGAAAGAACAGATACTCAGTTTGATATTGCAGAGATGAAAGATAAAGTTGCAAAAGAACGATTAGATTTGCAAGAAAAAATACAAATGGGTAATCTTGCGGAAAAGATGACCAAAAACATGAGCGATATTTTCGGAGGCAGATAATGTCTAACAAAGTAGAGAAAGACGGATTTACAATTAAAGATCAAGGCAAAGTTAGCTACGGAAAAGCTAAGGCTGAAAAGACAGATGCTTCTTCCAAGCCCGGTATGGGCAAAGGAAAATCTCGCGGAGGTGGTGCAGCACTTCGTGGCACAAAGTTTGAAGGTATTTTTTAATGACATCTTATGACAGAGGCTATCCTATGATTAGAGATATTAATCCTAAGATGACAGGCATGGACGATCCTAATCGAAGACCAAATCTTGTGATCAGATCTCAGCCACCTAAAGATTACCGAGATTTAACGAGAGATGATCTCGCTCAAAGAATGGATGAAATGGAGAAAATTCCACGCCCTGTCATTAGGACTATGCCTAGAAGACCTAACTTAGAGGTTGGGCCAGCACCTATGCCATATGATAGGGAGAAACGACAATACAGAAGTAGGAAGCCTTCCTATGATCCCGAAACAAGAAACATATCTCCAGAGATGATAGAGAGATTGCGCTCAATGTTTCAAGGTCGAGACAAATCTCAAAGACCAAGAAGACCTAGAATGCCTTCCGATGATCCCATAATAGGATTGCCTCCAGAGATGATTTTGGGTGGGATTATTCCAGGCTCAGGCACAATAGGTCCAGAGAGATTGCGCTCAATGTTTCAAGGTGGAGACAAAGCTCAAAGACCAAGAATGCCTCGAATGCCTGATGATAATTTATCCTACATGACTAGGATGCCTATGATGCCTAGACCTATGATGATGAACGAAGGTGGTGAAGCGCGTAACTACGGTGTAGATAGAGCGGGTAATCCCCTAACAGAAGCTGATTACAATTGGATAGTTAGCCGTGGTGGAGAAGATACAAATAATGACGGCAGGATTAATTCTCAAGAATTAGAAGCCTATCATAGAGCTTATGCTGCTGCTCAAGCCGCAGCAGTCCCTATCAATGAGCAAGCACTAGCAGATGGTGCAGACGTTAATGAAGATGGAATTGTTTCAGAGCAAGAGCTTTATAAATGGCGACCCTCTGATGGTCGATACGGACGCAATCCAAACAATCGAGTTAATCGAAATCAAGCCTACAGCCAAGAAGCTTTAGATACCATAAGAAGGCAGGGCGGTGTTATAGGTGATGACGGTGTTTTCTCAGAAGATGAGTTTTGGGAATACGACAAGCTTAGACAAATTCGTGATGGCGAAAATTACGGAGGGGCAACTAGGGCTGGTGAGTTTAATTACCAAGATCCTTCTACTTGGAACAATCCGCCCCCTCCTAGGCCAACACCAATGCCTATGCCTCCTTCGCAAACAACATATGTGCCTGAGCCTGCAAAAAACCCGTATGTCTTTGGTGGCTATGGATCTCCACCCCCGCAGTATGCAGGAATGGCTGATCCTAGAATGACCAATATTGTTGGCATGGCTCCGACTTCATACTATGGGGGAGAAGCAGAATAGTTAAATGGATTCAGTTAACTTAGCAAATTTTATACATGAAAAGATAAAGCAACTTGAAGGCGACAGAGTCGAATACATTTCAAGTGGCAATATCAAAGACATGGAGGATTACCGATTCGTAATGGGTGAATTGTCTGCGCTTCGCACCCTGCGCGATGAACTTAGGAAAGCGCTGCAAAATGAAGGAGATTTCGATGAATGATCTGGCAACAGACATTGTCGCAGAACCGTCTTTAAAAGACGCATACATACCAGAAACAAGCAAAATTTTAGATCCTACTGTTCTGGATAAATCGTTAATAGAGAGAATGCCAAATCCTTCTGGATGGCGTTTGCTCGTATTACCTTACAAAGGAAAAGGAAAAACCGATGCTGGTATTCTGTTAACTAAGCAGACTACTGACAGAGAAAGCCTAGCGACTGTCGTTGCTTATGTGCTCAAAGTCGGACCTATTGCATATCAAGATGAAGGCAAGTTTGCCGGAGAAGCTTGGTGCAAAGAAGGCGATTGGGTGCTCATAGGTAGATATGCTGGTGCTCGTTTTTCTTTAGAAGATGATGCTGAAGTACGAATCATCAATGATGATGAAGTCATTGGCACAATTCTAGATCCTAATGATATTAAGGCTTTGTGAGGTAGATTATGACAGAAGAAACTTTAAGCGATGCTCTCGCTAATTTAAACGATGACAATATAGAAAAAGCGGCTGTTCCTGAGAACAGAAGAGCTAATGTGGAAGAGCCTCAAGAAGAGTCTACGTTTATAGAGCTAACCGATGAAGATGTCGGAGAGGTTGCGCCTATCACTGAAGACGAAGTCAAAGAAGACTTTGAAGAAGGTGCTTTAGGTGGAGATGATCAGGAGTTAAGCGAAGCAGAGAAAGAAGCTAAGAAAGCTCAGGGTCGAATCAACCAAGCTGTTAAGCAGGCTAAAGATTATCAACGTAGAGAGTTGCAGGCTTTACAATACGTTAAGCAGCTACAGGAAGAAAACACTAAGTTATCTTCTCAGATGCAGTTAAACAGCCAAACAACGGCTGATGAAAGTTTAAAGCTTTCACAGAACTACAAAAATGAATTTGAAGGCAGGGTAGAAGCTCAGGCTCAAGCTGCAAAAAATTCTGTCACCAAAGCCTATGAGGCGGGTGACCCTGAGTTGATGGCGGAAGCACAACAACAATTAGCTAGAGCAGAAGCTGAAAGAAATTCTCTTGAGCAATACAAAAGAGAATTAACTAAGTATGAAAAAGATATGGAAGCTTGGACGGCCTCTCAGGTTAGACAAGCTGAACAGTCTCAACAATATCAACAGCCACAATACCAACAACAACAGCCTCAACCTCAGTATGCAGAGCCTTCCCAGAAAGCTCAGGGTTGGGCAGAAAAGAACGAATGGTTTGGCGTTGATAAGATAATGACAAACACAGCTATGACAATACATCAAGAATTAGCTGAGTCTGGAATTGACTTAGAGTCTGATGAATACTATTCTAATTTAGACAGTAGATTACGCGAAGAACTTCCAAACAGGTTCCAAGCGAAAAGCAACGCAGGAAACAGCGGAAAACCCGTCCAAACCGTAGTTTCCGGTACGCGCACAACAGGAAATGGACGCAGTCAAAATGATCGTAGAATTGAGCTTACCCCTAGTGAGCAGGCGTTAGCCAAAAGATTAGGTGTTTCGTTCAAGGATTACGCAAAACAAAAAATGAGGTTACAGGCATCATGACAGATACTAAAAATGCTGGATCGAATAGAGCCCCAAGAAGCCAAGCTACTAGGGGAAAGAAAGCGACAAGGCAACCATGGAAGCCGCCTCAAGCACTAGAAGCACCAGAAGCGCCACCGGGTATGCGTTACAGGTGGGTAAGAACTCATATTAGAAATGAGGATGACAAGACTAATGTACACAAAAGATTCCAGGAAGGTTATGAGCCTGTGCATCCATCTGAAGTTGAAGGTTATGATTTGCCTACAATCGAAGAAGGAAAACACGCTGGAGTTGTGGGCGTTGGTGGTCTAATTCTTGCCAAAATACCTGAAGAGACAGCGGAAGAAAGGAACGCTTATTATGAACAGCAGACTGAGAATCAGATGAATGCTGTAGATAATAATCTCATGCGTGAGAGCGATCCCAGAATGCCAATATCTCAAGAACGTAAAAGCAAGGTGACCTTTGGGGCATCTGGTAAAAACGATTAACTTTTGATTGTGTTTAAGGAGAACTAGAAAATGGCAAATTTAGATGCCCCTTTTGGACTCCGTTATGTACGAAATCTGCAGGGTAACTACAACTCTTCAGGTCAGTCTCGCTACAGGATAACAACTGCTGATGCGACTAATACTACTAACATCTACCAAGGTGACATTGTCACTCAAGGTACTGCTGGTATTGTTACTCGTATTGCGAGAGCCGATGGAGGTAGCGCTACCAGCGCACTCATCCTAGGCGTATTTAATGGATGTTTTTATACAGACCCAACTACAAGTAAGCCAACATGGAGCAATTATTGGCCCGGAAACGCGGCCACTGATGCAGTAGCTTTCATTTATGACAGTCCTATGGATGTGTTTGAAGTGCAAGCTGATGCGGCTTTCCCTGTTGCTGACTTGTTCGGTAATTTTGATCTTGTTGATAACTCTGGAACAGGAAGCACTTCAAGCGGTATTTCATACGTTGAGCTTGATGTTACTACTGGAGCAACAACAGCGACATTGCCGTTTAAAGCCCTGGATATCTCTCAAGATCCTGAGAATTCAGATGTAAGTACAGCCAATACTAACGTGCTTGTCACCATACAGAATCATCTGTTTGGCGCTAAAGCAGTTGGTTTAGCGTAATAGGAGGCTGAATAAATGGCAATTTCACGCGCACAACTAGCTAAAGAACTTGAGCCCGGCCTAAACGCTTTGTTTGGCATGGAGTATGATCGTTATGAAAACGAACATGCAGAAATCTTTGACACTGAATCTTCAGATCGAGCATTTGAAGAAGAAGTAATGATCGTTGGTTTTGGCAATGCATCCACTAAGGATGAAGGCCAAGGCGTACAATACGATAGCGCAAGCGAAGGTTTCACCGCTCGTTACACTCACGAAACTATAGCTCTTGCATTCTCCCTTACGGAAGAAGCAGTGGAAGATAATTTGTATGACCGCCTTGGCGCTCGATATACAAAGGCTCTTGCACGAAGCATGGCTCACACTAAGCAAGTAAAAGCTGCTAACGTATTAAACAATGCGTTTAGCTCAAGCTTTACTGGCGGTGACGGTGTATCTTTGATTAACACTGCACACCCTCTTGCTAATGGTGGAACCATTGCTAACCGAGCTACTACCATGGCGGATCTTAACGAAACGTCACTGGAAAACGCTTTAATCAACATATCAACTTTCGTTGATGATCGAAACATGATCTTGGCTCTTCGCGGAACCAAGTTGATTGTTCCGCCTCAACTTCAGTTTGTTGCTGATAGGCTGCTCGAAACACCCGGAAGAGTAGGGACAGCAGATAACGACATCAATGCAATTAAGAACATGGGACTCTTGCCAGAAGGCTATGCAGTCAACCATTTCTTAACTGATACTGATGCATTCTTTATCATGACTGACTGCCCTGATGGGTTTAAGCACTTTGAAAGAACTCCAATCAGCACTTCTATGGAAGGTGATTTCGATACAGGTAATGTTCGCTACAAAGCTAGAGAACGATACTCTTTCGGATTCAGCAACCCAAGATGTGTCTTTGGATCTCAAGGCGCTTAAAAAGGTTTCATGTGAAACTTAAGGAAGGGGGCATATATTGCCCCCTTCTTTTTTATGTAGTATAAAGAACCTATCCCTGACAGGCGCATACCGTGCCTGACACTAGCCACGACAGGAGATATCATGGCGAATACAACCTTTAACGGTCCCGTCCGTTCCGAAAACGGGTTTACAGTAGTCTCAAAGAACGCTACTACTGGCGCATTCACAGATGTAGCAAACATTGCTTCTACTGGAATCGTAACTGACAAGTATGTTAAGCATGTTGGTTTTGCAACTGGCGTAACAGTTAACACTACTGCTGGCGATAGCCCTGCTATTGGTGAGTTTACACAACCCGCTAACACCATTATCACAGACATTAAAATATTCTGTGCTACTGCTCCTGTTATTGGAACAGGCGACATTGGTTATGAAGTAGGTACAAGCAGTTCAGGCGCACAGATTGTTGCGGCAGTAACAGATGAAATCTTGGATGGCGGTACAACCGTAGTTCTTGGGAATGTAACAACTACTTCCTTGGTTCTGCAAACTCAGAGCGGAACTACTGCTCCCGCTTCTGTTCAATACACATCTGCTGAAAGAACTATTTACTGCAACATTACCAATACAGTTGACGCGACCACTGCTGGATCGTTTACGTTTATCATTGAGTACACGCAAATAGCGTAACAAAGGAGGTAAATCACTATGTCCTTTAAAGGTTCAGGTAGTGATGTAACATCCAGCTTTATAACTGCTGCCGCCGCAGACCCTAATGGAATTTCTGTGGCTGCTTCTGTAGGTAATAACGCTGCGCTCGTAATAGGAGGCGCTTTAGCTTCTGGAGGATCTGTCACTTTTGATGCGCCAAGAAACATTACTATTCTTAGCGCAGGGGATGATAGTGGTATATCTTTTACTGCTGTTGGTACAGATGAGACAGGTAGTGCAGTATCAGAGTCTATTACAGGCGCAGATTCTGATACCGCTACAGGCACACAACTTTTTGCTACGATTGCCTCTATCACGGCCGTAGGCAACCCTGCTGGTAATGTAAGCGCGGGTTCAGGTACTAGCTGCTGTGGTGTTATATCTTTAGCACGTTGTCGCTTACGCGGCATTTATGTGGTTAATGGTAGCGGGGCAGCAACGATAGTATTTAGGGAAGGATCTAGTACAGGCTCAATAGTTATGCAGTTTTCGACTGTTGCAGGAGCTAGTACCAACTCTTATCCTGATGTGCCAGATGACGGTCTTTTGTTTAAGAATGGAGGGTTCGTTACGTTCACGGCTGTTACTGATCTAACAGCAATGACTACGTTCTTCTCATAAGGAACTAGTAAATGGCTACATCAAATAGCAGAGACTTTGAGCCAGATGTAGCGGAATATATTGAGGAAGCATTTGAACGATGTGGCCTTGAGTTTCGCACAGGTTATGACGGGGTCACCGCAAGGCGATCCCTTAACCTTTTGCTTGCCGATTGGGCAAATAGAGGTCTTAACCAATGGACAGTTACAAACTCTACAACTACGCTAACAGAAGCTGATGAGCATCTTGATTTATCTACAAGCACAATCGATGTGCTAGATGTTGTTATCAGAAGAACTGATGGCTCCACTACCACTGATATATCAATGGAACAGGTAAGTAGATCTGAATATTGGAATATCCCAAACAAATCTACAAAAGCTCGACCCACTCAATGGTTCTTAGACAAGCAAATTACGCCTAGACTATATATTTGGCCTGCCTCTGAAAACAGCACAGACCAATTGATTATTAATAGGCTCGTAAGAATTCAAGACGCAGACGCAAGTATCAATACAATGGATATGCCTTTTAGGTTTTATCCTTGTCTTGCCGCAGGGTTGGCGTATTACATCTCCCTTAAAAGAGCCCCTGAAAGAGTACAAGTTCTTAAAGGGATTTACGAAGAAGAGTTTCAAAGAGCGGCAGATCAAGATAGCAGTAGAGCTTCTTTTAAAGTATCTCCCGGTGTCTTGTCATCTAGGAGAGCCTGATGGCATATGCTGCTGGCAAACACGCTCTTGCCATATGCGACAGGTGCGGGTTTTCAAAAAAGTATTCTAAGTTAATAAAAGAATGGACCGGATTTAAAGTTTGTTCTGAATGCTATGAGCCAAAAAATCCACAGTTAAATCCTCCTAGGAATGTTGCAGATCCAGAAGCTTTAAAAAGCCCTAGGCCTCCAACAAATCTAGAAGAACAAAGAGATATACAATACAGCTTTGACCCTGTTGGATTTTCAGGAGATGAAGCTTTAACGATTAATCCTTTGCGCGGCAATGGAGAGGTTGGCCAAGTTGAGGTAACCACAACATGAGTTTTACATACGCAACTTTAAAAACAGCAATACAGAATTATTGTGAAACAGCAGAGACTACGTTTGTTGCCACACTGCCAACTTTTATAAAAGAAGCAGAAGAAAGAATACTGAAGAATGTTGAGATGCCAGTATTCAGAAAAAATCAAACAGGTCAGGTAGCGTCTGGTAATATTTACCTAAAAACACCAGATGATTTTCTATCGTCTTATAGTCTAGCAGTATCTTCTAGCAGCAATTACTCATACCTATTATTTAAGCATGTGTCTTTTATCAGAGATTATTCTCCAAACCCAGCGACTACTGGAGTTCCAAAATACTACGCTTTGTTTGACGATGAAAACTTTATTATGGCTCCGGCTTCAGACGATACATACACTGTTGAGTTGCACTACAAGTATAGACCAGCGTCACTTTCTGCAGGAGCAGACAGCGGGACAACCTGGTTATCGACAAATGCACCAGACGCTTTGTTGTACGGATCTTTAGTAGAGGCGGCAACATTCTTAAAGATACCTGATGAAACTGCTCTTTATCAGCAAAGATTTGACATGGCACTACAAGGATTGAAGAAACTTGGAGAAGGCTATGGGGCAAGGGATGAATTTAGATATGATATTGCTAAGGGGTAAGCATGTTTGATATGGAAGTAAAGATGTCTCCAGGGGACATCAATGTTCAGACAACATCTGAAAGAGGTCACACTCCAGAAGAGTTGTCAGCTAATGCAGTTGCCAAGATAATCAGCATTGCTCAAGACGCAGATCCTGTTATCAAGCAACAAGCAGAAGCGTTTAGAGACAGAATGTTTTATGTGATTGTCCACACTTTAAATCAAGGTATTAAAAGCGACAGGACTACACTGTATAATGAATTTAAAAAACAAGGTCACGATGATGTGGCTGAAATACTGAGGAAACTCTAATGGCAATTACTCAAGCAATGTGTACATCCTTTAAGCAGGAGCTTCTTCAGGGAGTGCATAATTTTACAAGCGGATCTGGTGGAGGAACTACTACTACAACAGGTTCTGGCAACGCATTCAAACTTGCTTTGTTTACAAGTAGCGCAAGTTTGGGGGCCGGGACTACTGCTTATAGTTCTTCTAACGAGTCTAGTGGCACAGGTTATTCTTCTGGAGGGGCCGCGTTAACTAACGTAACGCCTACGACATCCAGCACCACCGCTTTAACAGACTTTGCAGACCTTACATTTTCTAGCTCAAGTATTACTGCTAGAGGAGCGATGATTTATAACTCTTCTACAGCGGCAGGAAGCGCAAATAGAGCAGTGTTAATTTTAAATTTTGGGTCAGATAAATCATCTTCTTCTGGGGATTTTACAATTAGTTTCCCAACAGCAGATGCTAGTAGCGCGATTATTCGGATTGCCTAAATATGGCTGATGTAACCATACTATTTACGGGTTATAACAGTATAACCCAAACGTACAATACGGGTGGTTACAATGAAGATGTAGCTTTTCCTGCGCTTACGAGCGCTCTAGGATCTGTTACTAGTACAGGCGATACAACAGTAACCGTTACAGGAGTATCTGCTGACGCAACCGCAGGCAATACTTCAGAAAGCGCTGGCGGTGGTATATCTGTAGGGGTTACAGGTCTTTCTTTAACAGGGTCAATTGGATCGACAAATGTATGGGGGCCAGTTTCTCCGGGGATAGATACTAGTTGGACTCCGGTGGATACCTCTCAAACACCAAACTGGACAGAAGTGGCGGCGTAAATTATGGCGGCAACATATGTAAACAATTTAAGAGTAGCAGAACCAGCAGACGGCGATTCAGATTGGGGTTCTACTACAAATACTTCTTTAGAGCTTATAGGCGAAGCTTTAGGCTATGGCACTGAAGGGATCACTACAAACGCGGATACTCACGCATCTACAGTAGCTGATGGATCTTCAGACCAAGCAAGGGCGATATACCTAAAGTATACGGGTACGTTAGATTCTGCATGTACCATCACAATTGGCCCGAACACCATGAAGCGTTTTCAAATTATAGAGAACGCAACAAGCGGTAGCCAGAGTATCATTATAAGCCAAGGCAGCGGAGCAAATGTCACCATAGGTACTGGTGCGGTTAAAGCAGTTTACTTAGATGGTGCTGGCTCTGGAGCCGCAGTATTCGATGCTTTGGTTGACCTTGATTTGACAGGAACAACAACCGCAGCGGCAGTTACCGCTTCTGGTGCGGTAACCGGAGGTACGGTAGTTGCAGGAAGTACTAGTGCTGGAACAACAGTTTCGGCAGGGGATATCGCGTTAAAAAATGGCGGCACTCAATCCACTGTTAAGTTTTATTGCGAAAGCAGCAACGCGCACTACGCTCAGATACAGGCTCCCGCCCACTCTGCTTTTTCAGGAAACGTAACACTTACTTTACCCGCAACGACTAGTACGATTGTTGGGGATAGCGCAACGCAAACGCTTACTAATAAAACGCTTACTTCGCCTAAAGTTAATGAAGACGTAGCAGTTACTTCAACAGCCACTGAAATTAACATTCTTGATGGGGTAACTTCCACTACGGCAGAACTTAATATTTTAGATGGAGTAACGTCTACCACAGCAGAACTTAACATTCTTGATGGTGTTACAAGTACCGCCGCAGAATTAAACATCCTAGATGGAGTAACTTCTACTACGGCAGAGCTTAATATTTTAGATGGTGTAACAAGCACAACAGCAGAACTAAACATCTTAGACGGTGTAACGAGTACAGCCGCAGAACTCAACATATTAGATGGTGTAACGTCTACTACCGCAGAACTTAATATTTTAGATGGTGTTACAGCGACTACCGCAGAGCTTAACTACCTCGACATAACTACCCTTGGCCTGACCGCAGCAAGTAAAGCAGTTACCGCAGATGCCAACGGAGTCATAACCTTAGACAACGGCTTTAGCGAAGAGTACGCGGCAGTCACCTCTTCCTCAAATGCGGTGTCGTTAGACCTAAGAACGGCTGGTAACTTTAGCCATGACCTTACTGAAAACACTACAATAAGTTTTGCTAACCCGGCAGCCAGCGGCAAAGTATCCGCAGCTACACTTAGGATTATTCAGGGTTCTACAGCTAGAACCATAACGTGGAACTCAAGCATCAAGTGGGCTTCAGACACCGCTCCAACACTTAGCACTGGCGATAACGATGTAGATATTTTTACATTCTATACAGTCGATGGTGGCACAACTTATTATGGTGCTGTAGTTGGGCAGGATATGTCTTAATGAGTACAGTAGCTAAAAAAATGATGATGGGTTCTGTTACTGATTCTGCTTACACGATAAATCAGTCGTTGATATTTGATAAGACAGATGCAGCGTCTTTAGTTCGTACTCCCAGCTCTGCTAGTAATCAAAGAACGTGGACTTGGAGTGGTTGGGTCAAAAGACTAGAAACGAATGGAAGCGAAATTTTTACTTTGTTTTCTGCTGACGGAAGTAGTGACAATTCTTACATTTGTTTTTATTTGGACGACATCTACATTAATGATTATGAAGCTGGTGTTGGTACAAAATGGCAATTAACCACGAACAGAAAATTTCGTGATTTTGCAGCGTGGTATCATATTGTTTTTGCAGTTGACACAACCCAAGGTACGGACTCTAACCGTTTAAAACTTTACGTTAATGGAGTTCAAGAAACTTCTTTTTCAGCCGCTTCTTACCCTGCTCAAAACTACGATGGTTTTGTAAACAGCACAAAAGAACATCATGTTGGAACGGCTTTCACCAGTGCGTCAACTTATAGTCTTGGTGGTCAATTGGCTGAAGTTAACTTTGTTGATGGTAGCCAGCTTGCTCCTAGCTCTTTTGGCGAAACTAACTCAGACACAAATCAGTGGATACCCAAAAAGTACAGCGGTAGCTACGGGACGAATGGGTTCTACTTAAAATTTGTAAGCGGGGCTTTAGGCACTGACTCAAGCGGTGAGGGAAACAACTTCACTTCGGCTAACCTTGCTGACGCTGACGTAGTAACTGACACGCCCACAAATAACTTTTGCACGTTAAATCCTTTATCAAATTATAACGCTACGCTAACTCAAGGTAATTTAGTAGCTGCTCAAGCGGGTCATTCAGACACAACAGCAACTTTTCAAGTTCCTTTTACTGGCAAGTGGTATTTTGAATGCGTGGCAACGACATCTGGAGCAGCGCAATTAGGAATATCTCCGACAAGTTATACAGTTTCTGCGGGAAGCTGGGTTGCATCAGTAATAAGTTTAATATTTTCAAACGGGCAAGCTGGAACCGGATCTGGAAGTGCTTATATAGGTTCGGCCATTGCAAACGGAAATACTGTAGGTGTTGCGATTGATTCTGACAACGGTAAGATTTATTTTGCTAAAAATAATACGTGGGGTAATAGCGGAAACCCTTTAAATGGCACAAACCCCGCTGCAACTTTTACGGCTACTGACGGTTGGCGACCAATAATTTATGGACCATCAGGAGCAGTACAAACTTTTAACTTTGGTCAAAAAGATTTTGCTTACACACCCCCATCAGGGTTTAGTGCCTTATCAACTTCTAATCTCCCAGACCCAGCTATTGCGATACCGTCAGCGAATTTTAATCCTCATATCTATACAGGCACAAATAATACTAACGCAATCACGGGGGTTGGGTTTCAACCAGATTTAGTGTGGGTAAAGCAGAGAGATGTTGCTTACAACCATCAGTTACATGATGCGGTAAGAGGTGCGGCAGCGGGTCTTTTAATGTCCGACAATAATGCAGGGGAAAACTCTGGCTATCCAATCGCAAGTTTTGACTCAGACGGGTTTACTCCAGCGTCAGGAAATGTAACAGGGGTAAACACCGGATCAATGGTGGGATGGTTTTGGAAGGCCAATGGAGCAGGGTCAACAGACACAAGCGGTGATATAGACGCAACTGTCTCAGCAAACTCTACGGCTGGATTTAGCATTGTAAAATACATAGCAAACGGAACGGCTGGAGCAACGGTTCCGCATGGTCTGGGTGTTGCTCCTGAGATGGTTTTTTATAAAAGGTATGACGCTAATAGTTCGTGGTTTTGCTGGACAACTGCTATTGACGGTTCAGACGATTATATGGTTTTAAATGGCACAGATGCTGCTACCGCTGTAACTTCCACTCAAAGTGGAGGTGCTTCTTTTACATCATCTTTTATCAGGGCGGTTAATTATAGTAACACTAATACTATTGTCGCTTATTGTTTTGCCTCAAAAGACGCTTATAGTTCTATAGGCTCATACACTGGAAATGGATCTGCGGATGGTCCAACGATTGTAACGGGTTTCAAACCCGCTTTAGTTATAACAAAAAGAACTGATGCAACAGGTTATTGGGGTATTTTTGATGCTGCTCGCGCTCTGGGGAATGTTGCAGCATTTCCTGCTTTGTTTCCAAATGTTAGTGATGCGGAAGTAACTGGTACTTATCTCGATTTATTAAGTAATGGTTTTAAAATAAGGATTACAAGTACCCACTACAACGCTAGTGGTGGAACTTACCTTTACATGGCTTTCGCAGAGTCACCTTTCAAAACAGCTAACGCCCGATAACACAGGAGAATATCATGTTTGCAAAGATTAAAGACGGGGCGATTGAAGCGACAGGTACGCTCAAGCAGTTGTTCCCCAACACTTCATTTCCAGCGGGAGTAGCTGACAACGATTTTAAGACTGAGAATGGCCTACAAGATATCGTTAACGCAGAACAAAAAGACCGTAAGTATTATTACGTCACACAAGGCGACATAGCTCTTGTAGACGGCGTAGCGACTCAACAGTTTACTAACACTGCAATGCGGCTTGAAGACGAGGATGCTAAAGACGCTGATGGTAACCAGTTGTATGTACAAGTTTGGGATGCAAGCGCAAATGGTGGCGAAGGCGGGATGGTGAACACTAGCGAGAAGTTAATTAATCGTGGCTTAAAATACACTATGAATGCTCAAGTCAAAACTCAAGCTAACAACGCATTAGCTGGTACTGATTGGATGATTATACGAAAGGCAGAGCGAGATGTAGCGATACCAGACGCAACTGTCACTTATCGAGCGGCAGTGATTACAGAATGTGCTAGGCTAGAGACTGCGATAGCTGGTGCAGCAAATGCAGATGCATTAAAAGTAGTAATGCAAGCACAGAATTGGCCTGATACAGGAATAGGAAGATAAAATGGCTACATATGTAAACGATCTAAGGCTTAAAGAAATTGGCACGGGAGATGAGTCAGGCACCTGGGGGACTAGCACAAATACTAACCTAGAATTGATTGGCGAAGCTCTTGGTTACGGGACAGAAGCGATTACGACTAATGCGGATACCCATGCTTCTACTGTTGCCGATGGATCTACTGATCCCGCGAGAGCAATGTACATCAAGTACACAGGAACTTTAGATTCTGCTTGCACAATAACAATTGGACCTAACACTGATAGCCGCGTTCACTTTATTGAGAATGCGACAAGCGGAAGCCAAAACATTATTATTAGCCAAGGAAGTGGGGCTAACGTCACCATTGCTGCAGGAAAAACTAAAGTTGTTTATCTTGATGGTGCTGGTAGTGGCGCGGCTGTTATTGATGCGCTTGCAACACTAGAAGATTTTGCTAAAACTTCAGACTTAGTTACTTTAGACACTACAGTTAGGACATCTGCGTTTACAGCCGAAGCTGGCAATAGCTACATGATTGATACCAGTTCTGCGACTTTTAACATTACGTTGCCTTCTTCTCCTACAGTTGGAGACAAAGTAGGCTTTATGGATGTTGAAAGTAAGTTCGATGTAAACCCAGCAACTTTGTTGCGTAACAGTTCTAAATTGTTTAATGCAACGGCTGACGGAACTATAGACATTAAAGGTTATGCGGGAACTCTGGTTTATACCGGAACAACGTATGGCTGGATGCCAATGAATTAGGAGAAAATAATGGCAGCTTTATCATCGTTAATCGCTGGAGCGCCGTCTGTAATTGCAGGAGATACTGATCTTGGCGCTGCAACTGGAGATGTAGGTGTTACTGGAGTTGGGTTTAAACCAAATTGGATTGTTATTTTAGGGGTGGTAAATAGCACACCTCAAGCTTCAACTGTGGCACATGTAGCGTATAAAACAAGCTCTTCAAGTAATCTTATTGGATCTATGATTTATAAAACATTTGATTCTACAAATTCAGCTTATACCCCAACATTTATAAATATGGCTTCTGGTAGCCTTCTTTATAATATTTATACTACTAGTGGCGAAAGCTTGGGAGGCCAAGCTTACGGGATTTTAAAAACATTTGATGCTGACGGGTTTACTATAACCAGGCAGGCGGGTCCGGCGGCAGTAACTCTTCATTGGTTGGTAGGCCGCTAATTGCGGTAGCTTATGAAAGAATCAGATGCTTTAGCAGAAATACTAGCGCATGAGCGTGAGTGTAAGATCCGTTGGGAAAACATAGAGTCTCGATTAGAACGAGGATCTCAACGAATGGATAACCTTTCAATGGCGATATGGGGTGTGTATCCATTCATACTAGCTACCGTTTTTCTAGCTAAATACATCTAATATGCTAGGCGAGGTCGCCGCTGTACTTTCCGCACTACAGGCTTTGAACAGCGGAATCGCCACTCTAAAAGAAGGAAAGGGAAACCTTGATTCTATTGTAGGAAAATGGGCTGAAGCAGACGAACAGTACAGAGATGTAGAAAAAAACAAAGCTGGGGCAATGAGCTACAAAGAAGCTCTAAAGATGGAGTCAGCCAAGCGACAGTTAGCTAACTTCGATCAACAGCTTAAAGATGTTTGCATGATGCAGGGTCAGTATGACTTGTATACCAGCATCAAAAAAAGAATGGAGGAAAGCAGATACGCACATGAAAAAGAACTCAGGATACTGAAGAAGCGTAAAGCTGAGTTGAAGAAGACAATGAAGTTAATAGGTACAGCCGTTTTTGCATGGGCATTCTTTATGATCTTTTTGTTTGCGATTATTTGGATGATGCGTCAACCATGATTATGGCTTTTCTGTTAATAGTAATGGTAGATGGGGAGTTAGTAAGCACTAACGACATGTTGTTTGAGAATGTATATAGATGCAATCAGTTTGCCAAAGCTATAGAGCGAGGAGAATTAGGGCCAGATAAACAACAGTATGTTTGGCAAGAGAATATCTCCGCGTATTGTTTGCCTAAAACGGCTCGTAAAGAGACTTTCTTATTTAAGTAATATGTGTTGAAATTTTAATTAACGCAGGCTATCCAAGCCGACCCCGCCT